GCACACTAAATTCTTTTAGGCGCCCGAGTGGGTTGGTTTAGAAGGAGGTGGTTCGAGTAAATTTCACATTTAAACCTTGCAACAATTAGATGTGATCTGCTATTCGAAAGTTGGGGGTGAGTTCACAGCAAGGCCCTCCCAAGGGTGTAGTAACAATTATTTACATTATTTCAAAAAAAAAGGTTGACTTTGGATAAGAAGATAAATATAATTGTTAGCAGTACATCAGGAAGGTGTACAAATTGCTATCATAGGCAATATTATTAATAACATAACTAGGCAAAAGAGAGGCATATATTATGGCAACATTGGCTGAAATCCGTGCAAAACTACAAGCACAAGAAACCCGCACAACTGGCGGTAGCGGCGGCGATAACGCAATTTACCCACATTGGAATATTTCAGAAGGTAGCACTGCTACACTTAGATTTCTTCCTGACTCAAATTCAAGCAACACATTTTTCTGGGCCGAACGAGCAATGATTCGTTTACCGTTCCAGGGCATTAAAGGACAAGTTGACAGTAAACCTATTACTGTACAAGTTCCTTGTATGGAAATGTGGGAACCAGTAGGTTCTTGCCCAATTCTATCTGAGGTACGTCCTTGGTTTAAAGATTCAAGTCTTGAAGACATGGGTCGTAAGTATTGGAAAAAGAAATCTTATGTATTCCAAGGGTTTGTCCGTGAGAATCCATTAGATGAAGAATCTCCAGAGAATCCTATTCGTAGGTTTATTATGGGACCACAACTGTTTAATATTATTAAAGCAAGTTTAATGGATCCAGATATGGAAGAACTACCAACAGATTATTCTAAAGGTATTGACTTCCGTGTTGTAAAAACTTCTAAAGGTGGTTATGCAGACTACAGTACAAGTAATTGGGCTCGTAAAGAATCTGCACTAACAGAAGCGGAACAAAAAGCAGTAGACTCATATGGTCTATTTGACTTAAATGACTTCCTTCCTAAGAAGCCAAGCGAGGCTGAACTAGGCATTATCAAACAAATGTTTGAAGATAGTGTTGATGGTAAGGCTTATGACGCCGAAAAATTTGGACAGTATTTCCGTCCATCTGGCGTACAATTACCTGATACAGGTAATGCTAAAACAGTGGCGCCTGCAACGGCACCTGCTGAAACTAATCAGACAACTGCTACAGAAACTGCACCAGTAGAAACTGCTAATACTACCGAAGCAGTAGCAGAAACTCCTGTTGAAACTCCTAGTGTTGATACTAGTGGTGGACAACGTGCTGAAGATATTTTGGCAATGATTCGTTCAAGACAGAAGTAATATAATAATAAGGGAGACGGCTTCAGTCGTCTCCCAATTTAATGGAGAATTAGTATATGGCAAAACCATTCGATGTAAGTAAATTTCGTAAAGATATTACGAAAAGTATTGATGGTTTAAGCATTGGTTTCAATGATCCAACAGATTGGATTAGCACAGGAAGTTATGCATTAAACTATCTAGTAAGTGGAGATTTCCAAAAAGGTATTCCACTAGGAAAAGTAACTGTATTCGCAGGTGAGTCGGGTGCAGGTAAAAGTTATTTTGTAAGTGGTAACATTGTAAAACACGCCCAAGAGCAAGGTATTTTTGTTGTCTTAGTTGACAGTGAAAATGCACTTGACGAAACATGGCTAAAAGCACTTGGAGTGGATACAGATGAAAGCAAACTACTTAAATTAAGCATGAGCATGATTGATGACGTTGCTAAAACAATTAGTACGTTTATGAAAGATTATCGCGAAATGCCAGAAGGTGAAAGACCTAAAGTTCTGTTTGTAATTGACAGTTTAGGTATGTTATTGACACCAACAGATGTTGATCAATTTGATAAGGGTGACTTAAAAGGTGACATGGGTAGAAAACCTAAGGCACTTACGGCACTTGTAAGAAATGCAGTTAATATGTTTGGTAGTCATAACGTAGGACTAGTAGCAACTAATCATACATATGCTTCGCAAGATATGTTTGATCCAGATGATAAGATCTCAGGCGGACAAGGATTTATCTATGCAAGTAGCATTGTTGTTGCTATGAGAAAACTTAAACTAAAAGAAGATGAAGATGGAAACAAAGTATCCGATGTAAGAGGTATTAGAGCGGCTTGTAAAGTTATGAAAACAAGATATGCAAAACCTTTTGAAGGAGTACAAGTTAAGATCCCATATGAACAAGGAATGGATCCATATAGTGGTCTTATTGATTTGTTTGAAAAAGCAAACTTGCTTAAAAAGTCTGGTAATAGACTTCAGTATATTGCTAAAGACGGAACAGAACATATCGAATTTCGTAAAAATTGGGACGGTGAAAAACTGCAAATTATTATGAATGATGTAAGTTCTGGAGTAGTTGATATAAGTAGTGATGAAACTGAAGAAAGTACTTCAGACGAAGAGTAGGAGTTTATATGGACGAAAATAATATTCCTGAAATTTGGAATACCTTAAAAGAGTATATCCCGATAAAAGACAGGCAAACTGCGGCTGACCATTTAGTGTCTATTCTAATAGATTTAGGAGTATCTGATGAAGGTATTGCTAAATTAGGAGAAGAAGATAAACATATGGCACAGGCTGTAAAAGACGCTTTGCCAGAAGAAGAACTAGTCGACGACGAAGATATTTGGGATCAATAATGAGTTGGTACGGTAAAGTAACACACGACATATCTAAACTACCTGATTTTATTGCTTACTATGATAATGAAATACAAGAAGCAAAAAAAGATGTAGGTATATATGGTATTGTAGAAAAAAGCATTCGTGCTTTACCGGGTATTACGGAGCATCGCTTTAATCAATTACAAGAGATTGAAGCGGTGCTCAATTATCTTAATATTCAATTAAGAAAAATTAGACGTAAACATTTTCAAAAATATCTTGAAGCATATCAAAGAGCATTAACAAGTAGAGATGCTGAAAAATATGTTGATGGTGAAGATGAAGTTGTAGACTTTGAAACACTTATTAATGAAGTAGCATTACTTCGTAATCGTTGGCTGGGTATAATGAAAGGACTAGATGCTAAACAATGGCAACTAGGACACATTGTGAAACTTAGAACAGCCGGTATGGAAGATGTATCATTATAACACAAACAAACAAGCATTAGATATTATATCAGAATATAATAAATTTACAAAAGAATATAACAATTATATACAATCTATTTCAGACGAATCTGAAGAATCTATGACGTTTAAAAGAAAAAAGTTCTTATTAGA